GTACGCAACAAGTGCTACAGGAGCTGCACCTAAGACACTAAGCGCTCCGGTGTTTGGAGTGATAAAGAATTCTGCTTGAACAATTGGCGTTTGGCCGTCTATAACTACAGATCCGGCAACACCGTCAATTTCTCTATTTACGCCAACCTCGGGAATATTTCCCGTGACGCTAATCGCCCCCGCGTCTGGAGTGATGCGTATATCGAGTATTAAAGTAGGTGCAGCCCCAGCAGCGGTAACAGAACCAACCGCTGGGGTTACCTCAACCCCAAGGGCGGTAGCCGCAAATGGGGCACCCGAAAACGGGGCTTGTGCAAACATCTTGCCCCCTTACTGTTTAGGTAAGGGTGAAGACGCCAGTAGCAGCCGGTAGAACCGTAAGAGTGTTAGGCGATGTCAGTGTGAACTGAGCGCTCGACAATTGGCAAAAGCAAACCAACTTACGGGCTGAGGCCACATTAGCCGATGCTCCATACGTGATCACAGCGTACCGAATGTTTGTCAACGAAGCACCAGAAGCGGTAAAGGTCAGTCCCACTGTCGAGTAGGTGAACTTCATCTGCTTGGCTGATGCACCCGTTGTCCACTGGCCGGTAGCCGGAACAAGAGCTTTACCACCACTCACGTATCCGCCGGTCGCAGAGATCTGAGACGTCAACTGTCCAAACGTGCTGAGGGTAAAAGTCGAAGCATTACTGGAAGTACGGAACAGCGCCATCTTGAAGTTACCAGCACCGAGTTGAATCGTCCCGTTGCCGATGTAGCGTTTGGCAGTGTTATAAAGTTGCCATGCGGTTGCAGCCATTTTAAATCTCCTCTAAGTCTGCGCGAGAAGCGCCAGTTTCCAAAATTTGACGGAGTAATCCGCCGTAGATTTCCAACTCCATCACATCACCCATACAGGCGATCAAGTCAATAAACTCTTTGGCCTGCGAAACCATCCACGGATTACAGTGAAAAACTTTGCCGCCGACACGCACAGGAATGACCATCTGATCATCATTTTCTTGCTGCTCGTAAGCATGGTGCGCTCCATCTTCCAAACAAGAATCACATCCAAAGATATGAAACCGCTTGAATCCCAACATTCTAAACAAAGGTAAGGCCCGCAACAAGACGGTAGAACCGCCAGGAACGGGATACCAATTGGCGTATTCGGTCGCCAGAATGTCACTAATCTCTTCCGCGCTGGTGTGCCAGATATACGTCCGATCTTTGGGCAGCTTATCAAAGACCGACGGGTCACATTGCGATGCAATAAAGTATTTGCAGTCCGGGATGATGTTTTCTACAAACCGTGCATTGAACGGCCTGGCGTCTACCATGACCATCGCAGAGGGCATCACCCCCGCGTCGATACAGTATTGGTAGGCGTTGTTCAAAGTAATGAGCTTCACGCCTTGGCGGCGCAGGCTCTTAATTTCGTGGATATACTCACGCAAAGAGGGTCCGCCCCCAACAATCATTGCCTCCACCTCGTTAGTCGGATGGGGGGCAATCTGTTGAAAACCCTTTTTAATGTTGGTCTCGACGTTCTTCTTCAGGAGATCCAGGTCTATGTTTAACGACCCGCACATCTCAAAGTCTTCCGCTGGCATCCAGGTTTCGTGCTCAGTCGGTGGGATTTGAGATACCACTACAGTCGGTGGCTCGGAGAAGAAAGAAGCGAACATCACTGAGACCTTATCAGGGCGGTTGTAGCCGTGTTAGCAGGCATCGTGACCGTGAATGTACCGTTGGTCACAATCTTGTCGTTACCAAAATTTAGGACTGCTATGGATCTATTTGCCTTGCTGGCGTTGTATATCAAAGCGCCTCGGCAGGTAAATGACGCCCCGGTCCACTGAGGATTGTCGAAGCTCACATACGCGGTTGTTCCAGACGATTCCACTGTAACATTTGTTACAGTAACTCCCCCCGCTGTATAGCCTGTTCCAGTGACTTCTTGGTCCGTGGTATAGACCGTCGTGGATGCCCCTAGATCGGCATTGGCGGTGTAGAGGGCGATCTTGATGGTATCGGTCAAAAGATCGTGGATACCCTCGTAGAGTTCCTCTTTGAACGACGTGGTCTGTGTTTGAGTGATCATCTAATCGGCACTCTAATCTGGCCATTACGGTAGGCGTCTGACCGGTTTTTGCCTTCGCTGAGCTGTTTCAGAACGCTCATGGCCTCGTTGTACCGGGCAGTGTAGTTGGCAATCGTATCTGGCTCGCTCTTCATGAACGCCGCGGCCTCCAGGAGAGCACCGTACAGGAGCACCGAATCAAAATTATCCCCAAGCCAGGACGTTCCAGCCGTCACAATCGACTCGGGATAATAGAAGTAGTGCAGCTCCATCGTATAGTTGGCGTCCGGCGTCGGTCCCAGGATGAAAGTATTCTCATCCCATAATCCGTAGTACAGCGGCTTGCCTGATGTTGTCGGATACGGATACGCCTGGCGGATGAAGTTCACATCCTTGTCCAGCAGGTACTCGTACTCGCCCGTCACGGGGTCAATAACCGCCAAGGAGAAGGTTGCCAGCCAATCTACAGGGGCGGACAAATACTGGTTACCTGAGCTGGTTGAACCCGTAGAGTTCTTCCGCAGGGCAAGAATCTGAATTGAATTGTAGATCCGCTGCTCTGCTTCTTGTACAAACGTAGCTATCTGGCTGGCAGAGGTAAACGATCCCACTGTTTCTGGGAAGTCATTCTCTGCATAGCCCTTAATTGCAGCGGTCAATTCTGTGTAGTTCACGCCATCGGCCCTCTAGCCATTACGCCCTTGGTTGCTGCCCCGGTGCCACGAATCTTGATCCCGTTGGTCTTCACATTGTCACGGCCAGGATCGCCAAAACTGACGCGGCCGGCCGGTGTGCTGCACGTGTGGTCCTTGGCAGACAGAGTATTGGGATCGGGAGGACGGCTGACAGACAGCATCGCTGCCTTCTCATCAACCACAGAACCCTTCATGGTATGGGGCGTGGCATACAGCTCACCGCTGCCCACCTCTTTACCCATCACTTTTTTGCTGAACTTAGCCATGATTAAATCCCCGTTGCCCGTACTTTACGCACCGGCGATCTTTGGTTCATTACCTTGGCCATGCCACGGCCATACTTCTTCATGTCCATAGAAGTCGGGCCACCGGCCTTCATCTTCTTAGCTTTGTGCATAGAAGCCTCATGACCCTTGACAGCCTTTGTGGCCTCTTTCTTTGCGACACTACGCATCTGCTTCATCATTTTTGGACTCCTAAGATATTGAGATTGTTACCGATCCTACTGCTGTTTTAGCCACTAAATCGTTCGGCGTCAACTCCGCATCAAAGTAGGATGAACCACCGACTGGATACCATCCCCACTGAAATACCCGACTCCCTTCTAAAGGGAAACCAAAGCCCAGCGGGGAGGTGCTATTGGTCGTCAGTTCTTGCAATCCACTCGTACCAGACTGTTGATAACTCACATCCGGGCGTGGCTCACGAACGGCCTGCGGATCGTTCACAGGATACATACCAAGCTGGAGCTGCGGCTGATCTGGATCCCAGCAAGCCTTACAGACCTTGATCTTGAATGGCCGGGTCTTAACCGTCTGGATGCGTAATTCTTTAAGCATAAACCTCTGGTCGCAGCGATCACATTCTGCGATTGCAAACTTACCAGAGGCAAACTGATTGGGCATGACTTATCCGTAGTAGAACATGTTGCGCGGGACAATCCGCAGCGGGGCTGTCTCACGGTCCTCTTGAGACGCCAGGGTCCACTGCTCCTCATAGTCCATCTTGAGCATTTGAATCCTGGTGGGGTCTATCCCTGGGAGCTTCATGCCAAGGTAATACGCCAGGCCAGCCACCATACACGGGATAAGCCTGAACGGGATGTCCTGTACCGTTGTTCCATTCCCGGCGTCCTGCATCCGGCGAAGTCTCCAGTAGACAAACGTGTACTGGTCTCCAGGAGGATTAGGCGTCGGCCAGAGGTTCACACACGGGAGGTTCTGCACCGTGATCGGGGGTGTACCAATGACCGCATGACCTGTCGCCGTCGTGCCATTCTGTCCACGGGCGCAATTAATAAGCGAGTTACCCGAGATGTTGGGGTAGCTGATTGTCTCGTTATTAATCTTAATAAAACCTGCCGCAGCCAAGCCCGTAGTCGTGCTCAGCTCAATTGTTGTATCCGTGGCATTGATGCTCTGGGCCAGAGTAATTGCCGTAAGGTTCTCGTTCCCAGACTGCCGGTTGAACCAATACTGAATCGGGCGTCCTTGGGTGAGCTTATTGGGAATCGAAGAATAGGTCGGTTCAGCGATGTTGCTGATGTTGATGTCGATCTGGTTCAACGTACCAGGGTTCTGCCGGATGACCGTATCGAGGATCTGGATCGTATCCGAGGGGATGGGATAGATGGCCTGGCCTGTAACCAGCGGGAACGATCCCTGCTCCATCGTCCAAAGATTTATTCCCCGGTTGCTCCACTCAATCGTCAACAGGTTCAATGACCGCCTGGCCGTCCTGAGATCGTAACCAGAACGCAGCTCGCCACCGACGCGCTCAAACGCCTCTTCAATAAGATTGGAGAGGTCTAAGTTAAACGCTACGGTCCCGGAAGTCGGCATCTTACTTTCCTAACTTCTTCAATGTCTGAGCCAAACGAGCTCTTTGACCCATCTTGCCAGGCTTCTTGGCCGCATCAGCAAGTTTACCGGCAGGAATCTTCTCACCCTTCTTGACGCCAAGAGAGGCGCGTAATGCACCAGGCTTCTTTATAGCTGAACTTATCCAACCACCAGACTTTGCAATAACAGTTTTACCCTTGGCCTTCTTGATCTGGTCAATCGGGTCTTTACTCATCTGGTCTTCTTTGGCCGGGCTAGGTGTAACCGTTTTCATCTGAACCTCGCTGTTTTTGCTGCAATTCGTTTTGGCTGTTTAACAAACTGTTTTCCAGCAGCCTTACCAGCTCTCTTCGCTCTAGTCGTCGCTGCATACTCTGAACTAGAAAGTGCGTTGATCGCCTTCTCTGGGAGGTAGCGCTCGCCGGTAACGGACGACGGTTTACCACTTTTTGTCCTCCACTTCTGCTGGCCCCATTCTTTTAAGCTCTGTTGTGGCTTCTTTAGCGGCATTGGATTCCACCTGCTTTCGTCTGCGATACACCTGTGTTGCTACCAATAACCATCGAAAGACGTTTCCATCCTTTTGAGGGTTGTACACAGGTGCTTTGATCACTTATAACTACCACCATAACTGCCAAACATTCGCAAATACTCCAAAGCATTCTCTAAAATTTGTTCGCTATCCCGAAACATACCCAAAGCCCTATTGCACTGTTTGCACAAAACTCCACGAAACTCAT